GGTCCCGGCGGCGGCATGTTTTAACTAGCGTAAGCTCAATGGGATAGGCTTATGGCCGTAGAAGCTACTTTACCTGAAAACGTGCTGACGCCGGCCGGCTACGCTCGATCGCGTGGCCTGGCAGCGGTGTCCGTTCATGCGGCGATCCAGGCGGGCCGTATCAGCGTGTTGCCTGGAGGGCTGCTGGACCCTGAGGTGGCGGACAGGGAATGGGCCGAGAACACCGACCCCCGGAAGGGCGGCGGGCAGGCCCGGGCGCGCCGCGGGGCCGCCCAGGACTCGCCCAGGCGCAGCGTGGAGGGTGGGGGTAAGCGAGCTCCACGAGTCACGTCGGGGGCCACGTTCAACGCAGTCCGCACCCAGCACGAGCAGCTGCGGCTCGAGCTCGCGCAGATGGACGCCGACGAGCGCCGGGGGATCCTGGTCCGGGCTGACGAAGTGGCCCGGCAGGCATTCGAAGCCGCCCAGCGGGTGAAGGAGGCCGTGCTGCGGGTGCCGGCGCAGTTGGCGGCCCAGGTGGCGGCGTCGGGGGAACCGGGGGAGTGTCGACGGTTGATGGCGGAGGGGTTGCGGGCCGCCTTACGGGGGGCCATGGAGCGGGCCGACGGGGAGGAGGGCGCCACGGATGGCGACGGGGGCTGACGCGCGGCGGGTTGTCCGGGTCCGGGTATCGCTGCCAGTCCTGTCGGACATGCTGAAGTGTCGGCATGTGGCGGCGGGGGAGACGGTGACGTCCAATCTGCCGCGGGACGCCGAGATCATCCGCGTGGTGGAGATGCCGGAGGACCAGGTACGGGGGGGCGGGGTGCTGACGCTGCTGGTGGAGTCCGACCAGTTCGGGCCCTGTCCAATGGGTGAGGTGCCGCCCGAGTACGTGGTGACGTTCACCCGCGAGCGCCAGTCCAAGCGCTAGCGGCTCATGGCCAGCGCCGCGGCGGTCTACCTCGAGGCGTACCGGCGCGGCTTGGAGCCCGAGCCCGAGCTCACGGTGTCGGAATGGGCGGACGGGCACCGCGTGTTGACTGGGCGCTCAAGCGCCGAGCCCGGCCCATGGCGCACCTCGCGATTTCCATTCTCCCGCGAGATCATGGACGTCCTGTCGGCGAGCTCTGACGTCCGGCGGGTGGTCTTCCAGGGCGGGCGGCAGATCGCCAAGTCTGAGATCGGCCTGAACTGGATCGGCTACGTCATCCACCACGCACCGGGGCCGATGCTGCTGGTCGAGCCATCAGTGGACATGGCGAAGAAGACCAGCCGGCAGCGCATCACGCCGATGCTGGTGGAAACCCCGGCGCTGCACGACCGGGTGCCGGTGGCGACAGCGCGGGCGGCGGGGAACAACATCTTCATCAAGGAGTTCCCCGGCGGCATGCTGATGCTCACCGGGTCCAACAGCAGTGCCGCACTTCGCTCGACGCCCATCCGCTACCTGTTCGCGAACGAGGCGGACGAGTACCCAGACACGGTCGAGGACAAGGGCTCGGCCCTCTCGATTGCCGAGGCATGCACCAACAACTTCCCCAACCGCAAGGTCTACATCACCGGCAACCCGGGTATCCGCGGCGCATCGCGCATTGAGCGCGAATACCTGGCCGGCGACCAGCGGCGGTTCTTCATCCCTTGCCCGGCATGCGGCGCCTACGACTACCTGACCTGGTCCGGCTACCGAGACTTCGTCGGCCAGCTCGAGCCAGGCCACCACCGGATCCGCTGGGACGACGGCGCACCGCGTACCGCGCACATGCTGTGCGGCGCGTGCGGGGCGCGAGTCGAGGAGCCAGCCAAGGAGTGGATGCTGGCGAACGGCGAATGGCAGCCGACCGCTGAGGGCGACGGCGAGACGCGGAGCTATCACCTATCGAGCCTCTATAGCCCGTTCGGGTTCAAGTCGTGGGCCGAGTGCGCTATAGAGTTCGAGCGGAAACGATCGGATCCGTCGGAGCTGCGGTCGTTCGTGAACGAGGTGCTGGGCGAAACGTGGGAGGAACGGGCCGAGGCGGTGGACGTGGACACGCTCCACGCGCGACTCGAGCGCTACGATGCCCAGGTGCCGAGCGGGGTGGGCGTGCTCGTGGGGGCGGTGGATGTCCAGGGTGACCGGCTCGAGGTGATCGTCAAGGGCTACGGCGAGGCCGAGGAGTCGTGGCTGATCGAGTGGGAAGCATTCCTAGGCGACCCGGCGCAGGAGGAGGTATGGCTGGCGCTCGACCGCTACCTGACCGGCACCTTCACCACGGCCGGGGGTCGCCTGGCGGCAGTCGAATGCGTCACCATCGACAGCGGCGGACACCACACGGACGAGGTCTATCGGTTCTGCCGCCCGCGCACCCGGCGCAAGCTCGCTGCGGGCGGCATCGCCTGGATACAGCACCTGTTTGCCGTCAAGGGCGGGTCTGAAACCAAGCTCCCGCTGGTCGGCCGCCCATCCCGCCATAACCGCTATCGCACGCCGCTTTACGTGCTATGTACCGACACTGGCAAGGGGACCATCCTCGCTCGTCTACGGATCCCCGCGGCAGGGCCAGGATACATCCACCTGCCCAACGGGCTCGATCGCGAATACTGCGAGCAGCTGGTGAGCGAGAAGGCGATCTGGCGCTACAGCAAGGGGCACACAGGGCGGATATGGAAGAAGCAGCGCGACCGCAACGAGGCGTTCGACCTCGAGGTGTACGCACTGGCGGCACTCAAGATCCTGGGCGAGCCGTTCATCCGCAAGCTGGGGGACCGGGCCCAGGTGTGGGCGCGCCGCGTGGGGGAGGCGCCGGCGCCGCCGCCAGCTCCCATACCGGATCCGGAAGGCCCAAGCACGGGCGGAGTCCAGGCGCCGCGCAATCTCTATCGTCGACCACGCCCCGGTGGCTGGGTCAACGCTTGGAGGCGCTAGGCCTTATCGAAAAACCATTGACGCCTGCCTCGCGGGCGATAAGGTCTCGCCCGTGCTCCACACGCCCCTGACGAAGCTGCGTAAGGCCGCCCCGGGCTCACTGACGGTACGTGACCTCGCGCGGCACTTCGCACGCCGCCGGTTCCCGAGAACAAACAATGCCATCGGCGCCTTTGAGCGAGGCCTGGTGAAGAATCCACCAGACCAGTTCGTCCGGCTCTACGCCGAGGCGATCGGCGCGCCCATTGAGGCAGTCAAGAAGGCGCACCGCTCGACACTGCGGGAGATGCGTCGCCGGGACCCTCCACGCGCGGCCGTCGCGTGAGAAGGGCCCGAACACGCCATTAGGATAAAACCTATTGACACAGGGGAGGCATAAGGTTCAAGGTCCCGCCGGTCGCCAATGTGAGGGCGGCCGAAGAGGAGGGGTCCGATGCCGCGCCACCCCGATCATTTCCCAGGGATCATCGTCGTCACTCGTCCGGAGGATCTGAAAGAAGTTCTCGAGGCCGCGCTGGCGGTCTCCGAGCAAACGCAGGAACCGGCGCCGCCAGCGCAGTACCTTCGACTGGCATCGCCCCCGGAGCGAGCGGCGTAGTGGCAGTTCGGATGAGGCGCATGGTCCCACCAGCGCATGCCGAATGGCGGGCGCGGCGCGATGGAGCCGGGCAGTGGATTGTGACGGACGAGTCGGGGGACCAGCCGCTTCGATCACCCGACCCGGCCGTCCGGATCAAGGCGGTGCATCTGGCGGCGGCCGCCCCGCAGTTACAGGCGGCGCTGAAGTGGCTCATTGAGGATCTGCACAACCTGGAGCTCAAGCCGATGCACATTCGCCATCGAGTGCGGTTAAACTTCGCGGAAGTGGTACTGATCGAGTCCCGGGCGCCTTGGGAGGAGGTGCTCCGGCTGGAAGGGATCTCTCAGCTGGAACTTGATCTAGCCGCCTGAGCGGTTTTTTCGACCTGGTCCTGTCGCATAATCTGTATCCGAGTCAACTTTCGTAACGCGCAGGAACCACAGGGCTTAGGTCCAACAATCTGAACCGCGCAGGCGGCCTACCGACGACATCGGAGGTCGCCATGAAGCCTCACCCGACTCGCCCGCTCTCTCCGTCGCGCCACGACCCGCCGTTCGACCCCGATCGGGCGCCCCGCCCGACCGGCGAGTTCATCATCTGCGCGATGGTCATCGTCGCGTTCCTGTACTTCGGAGCGCACGTCGCCCCGCTGCTCTGGGCCGAGCTGGTCGGCCTCCTGCGGGGGCGGCCGTGAAGATCCTCGACCTGAGCGTCAAGAACGTGAAGCGCATCCGGGCCGTGGAGATCCGCCCGGACGGCAACATCGTCATCGTCGGCGGGCGCAACGGCCAGGGGAAGAGCTCCGTGCTCGACTCGATCGCCTACGCGCTCGGCGGCAAAGACGTGATCTGCAAAGAACCGGTGCGCCGCGGCGAGAAGCACGCCGAGGTCACCTGCAACCTCGGCGAACTCGTCGTGCGCAGGACGTTCACGGCCGAGGGGGGCGGAACGCTGACCGTCGAGACCAAGGACGGCGCCCGGTTCACCTCTCCGCAGGGCAGGCTCAACGACCTGATCGGGAGCCTGTCGTTCGACCCGCTCGAGTTCGCGCGCATGGCGCCGGGCGGCCAGGCCTCGACGCTGCGGGCCCTGGTCGGGCTCGACTTCACCGAGCTCGACCGGGAGCGCGAGGCGGCGTTCAACGCGCGCACCGACGTGAACCGCGAGGGCCGGTCCCTCAAGGCGCGCCTCGATGCGATGCCACCGCGCCACGAGGCGCCCGAGCTCGAGGTCTCCTCGCTCGATCTGCTCACCGAGATCGAGCGGGCCCAGGAGACGAACCTCGCCCACGCCCAGGCCCGCGAGAAGACCGAGCAGCTGCTCGCCCGCGTGCGCGACACCGAGGAGTCGATCGCCCATTGCCGGGAGCAGATCGAGACGCTCCAGAATAAGCTTGACGAGCACCAGAAGCTCGCCGAGGTGCAGCGGCAGACGGTCTGCGACTGGAAGCGCGGCGTCGAAGCCCTCGAGGACATCGACCTGGCCCCGCTCCGCGAGCGGCTCGCCGGCCTCGAGGCGACGAACCGACAGGTGCGTGAGAACCGGGTGCGGGCCGCAGCCGAGCGGGACCTCGAAGCGAAGCGGGCCGAGTCGGCGACGCTGACCGAGCGGATCGACCGGATCGTCGCCTCGAAGCAGGAGGCGATCGCCGCGGCCCCCTTCCCGGTCGAGGGCCTCGCGTTCAACGCCGAGGGCGGCGTCACGTTCAACGGCCTGCCATTCGACCAGGCCTCCGCGGCCGAGCAGCTGCGGGTGTCGGTCGCGATCGGGGCGGCGCTCAACCCGACGCTGCGGGTCATGCTGGTCCGGGATGCCTCTCTGCTCGATGCCGAGGCGCTCGAGCTCATGGCCCAGCTCGCCGACCAGTACGACACCCAGCTGTGGCTTGAGCGGGTGGAGGTCGACGGCGCCACCGTCGTGATCGAGGACGGCACGGTCGCCGCGGCCACCGCGCAGGGGGTGCGCTCATGATCCTCACGCGCGAGTCCCTGCGGCAGCACGTGCGCGTCACGGTCGGCGGCTGCTGGATCTGGCGGCGCGCCCGGATGGGCGAGGGCTACGGGATCTTCAAGCTCCGCGGCATCGTCCACTACGCCCACCGCGTCGCCTATCGGCTGTTCCACGGCCGGATCCCGAAGGGCCGGCTGATCTGCCACCACTGCGACACGCCGGCCTGCGTGCGGCCGGACCACCTGTACGCCGGCGACTACCGCAGCAACATGCTGGACGCCTACGCGCGGGGCCGGCGGCTCCGGGAGCGTGCCGCGTGACGGAGACCGTGCTCGTGCTGCGCACATGCGGGGCGGATGGCAGTAGTTACAACGGTTTCAAGCATCCGATCGAGGTCGGCGCTGTTGTGACGGCGCAAGATTGGGATGGGGTGGCGGAGTGCGGCGGCGGCATTCATGGGCTGGAGTATGGGCTAGGCGATTACGGGCTGACAGCAATCGACGATCCTCTCGCGTGGTGGCAGATCTACAAAGTTGAGGATTCGCCGCAAAACTTGGTGCGGTTCGCTGACGGTTCGAAGGTCAAGTTTCGGACTGGTGAGCTGGTCTTCGCACAGCAGGGCCTGGCGCGGGGGCTGGTGGGAGCTACCGCCTACATTCGCATGAACAGCAAGGCCTGGGAGGGTAAGGGGCCGGCGTCCACCGCCGGGTACCGCGCGCCGGCGTCCACCGCCGGGGACCTCGCGCCGGCGTCCACCGCCGGGGACCTCGCGCCGGCATCCACCGCCGGGTACCGCGCGCCGGCGTCCACCGCCGGGTACCGCGCGCCGGCATCCACCGCCGGGGACCGCGCGCCGGCGTCCACCGC